AAGAACAGAAACTTCTTTTTGTTCGCAGCCTTGTCTACCAAGCTGATTTCCTTTACTTCAATATCTTTTAGTTCTCTTGCCATTAGTTATCTCCTGTTGTCTTAGCATAACCAGCCATTGAAAATCCTGTTAGCTCTCCATCTTTTACAGCTTTCCAAATCTTCTTATCAAGCACTCGGACTGTGAGTACCCATGTTCCTTTCTTGATTGATTTGTTCACAACTGTAAAATCCACAGGAGCTATATAGCTTTCTAAGACTTTTACTTTTACTTTCTTGCCTTTGTGCATTACTCTGAATGTTTGCACTTGTTCCATAAACTGATATGCAGCTTTACGGATTTCGACCTCATTAGCTTTGTCACCTTGAGCGTCGACTACATCAGGTTCATAAACAATACCACACAATACATGCTCATCAGTATCTGCTTTATCAATAGGATAAACAGAAATAAATTTATCTTCTGCTTCTGCCGAAACTTCATCTTTACTAGTCTTAGACAAAAGCTTTTTAGACGTTTTTGTAGCATTCTCAAATACAGTGAACTTTATCTCGTTATCTGCAAGCCATTTTTTAGCTTTGGTGACTGTCCAGCTTTTTGTTGGAAATCTCAGTGCTTGTGGTATCGGAGGGTTGGAAGGTTTAGCCTTTCCTGTTAGCTTGCCCCAAATGATAGAAATAGTAGAAGGCACTTTTTTAGAACCATACAATGTTCCACCTTTTGTACGGCGAAAGCTTTTTGAGTCAAACTTGTCAGGATCTTGCAACCGTGCCGAATGCTCATTAGGATAAGGCTTCAATACTTCAATTACTATTGTACTCGGTTTAGCTTTCAGCACCAAATCATACAATGGTATATAAGCAGATTCGAACTCTTCTGGATCTTCCAAAACCATAGCATCAAGAAACTCTTCTTGTTTTTGTTTTACAAATTCAACTACATTGTTTACTAGGTTAGCATCAACCACCACACAATCCGAAGATAGAACTATATCCTCAAAGTCAGAAACATCAATACCAAACTTGTTAACCGTCATAGCCTTCTTGAAAGCTGCCCTATCAATATCACTCGTGCTTTTTTCTATTTTACGAGAGTTCATCTCATCTAGAAGTAGCTTGTAGTTCTTAAGAAAACTATTGCGATTAAGACTACCCACTACAGCCGTATCGTTGCCCTTGAAGTTCTTATCCCAGAGCTGTGTAAACCGTAGCTTAAGAATAAGCAACTCCTTGTCGTAAGCTTTGGAGAGCTTAACTTTGTCGACGTCCTCAATTCTCATAAAGATATTCCTTTATAAAGCAGCAACAACCAACAAACTACAGCGACAATTACAGCTACAATCAAGTATCTTAAAACACTCATCCAAAAATCTTTCCACTTAGTAACATCCTTATTACAATTCCAAAGAGTATTTACTTTTGAAACCACTCCTGGATTTTCAAAAAGAACAGCACGACTATCAGCAACATCTCTTTCGATAAGCTCATGTTCTTTTGTATGACTCGCTTTCCATATAAGAAGCTGGTCTACTTTACCATCAGTGGCAGTAACAATTTCTTGTATTTCTTCGAGTGTGGCCATTAGTGAATCACTCCTTTTTAGCTTTAGGTTTACGTACGGTCACATAGAGTAAATCTGGGTCGACAAATCTAGCTGTTGCAGGATATTTTAGTCTTTTCTGCTTTGACATTAGTAAATAACTCCTTTTTTTGATTCTATTTGTTGGTCTTTCGGTGCTTCTTTAATAATTTTGAACTCGCGTATCCAATCATCTTGCTGTAGTACATCTAAGACAGCGGCACACCACCACCAAGATTTCTCATTACCTGTCTCTTATACACA